TAGTTATGTTATTTTCTTTTTTTTTTGATAAAGCATCTGCTGGTATAATTATATTTCGAAAAATATCACTCATATTATTATCATCCCTTATATAAGGATCTGTCGGATTAGCACCTGGCGTATATTTTACATTACCAGCAATATTTGTTTGAATATTAAATTCATTTATATTTAATACAAAAGCTGACTTTTTATAAGTATCAAATAATGAATTTTGAGTTACATCATTATTAACGGTAGTTGTTTGATGATAAGTCGTAAAATTATCTAAATAAATATCAGATAATTCATCAATTATTAACGGTTCGGCTAATTCTAAATTTATTTTTGTATTATTATTTTCATCGCTTAACCATTTAATAACGAATGTTTTTTTAGGTAATCTACTGAAATTATAAGCACTATTTTGAAAAATATCAGTATTAGAACTCATTTATAATTATATATATTATATATTTATAATATATATATTTATAAATTAAATAACGTATTTATTTTTATATATGAAATATATAAATGACAAATGCTATGTGTGCGGGTGAACAAGATAGAAATAGTACTACAAGTAGTACTAGCCCTAATATACCACCATCCAAAACAAAATACTGTTATCTAGAAGGTGAATTTAATAGATCCGATTGTGGAACTTCAGGGGAAAAAGCCTGTAATGGAAAAGGCGGACCCCTCGCATGTATACCAGATAATTACGGGGGATATTGTAAAGATACAGATAAACAAATTTATATTGCTCTAGGGAAAACATATGTTCCCTTAAGAGCTGATCAGCTAATTGATAGATATAAAAATGTTAATAATACAGATGAAGTAAATAGAGCTGTTAAAAGAGCATTAAATGAACAAAAACAAAAATATCATAATCAATTAAGTCAATCAAAAATATTAGGCAATAATAAAGATAATAAAGATAATAACGCTGATAATGAAGTTCATGGCTTTGTAAGCGATTTGTTTGTTAAAATTGGAATAGGGTTCTCTACTATTATGTTTTTAATTGCATTAGCAGTACTAATGGTACAAAATAAAATTATTTAAATTCTTCTCTAAGTTCCATAGTTTCAATGAATTCTATTGGAGGACTTCCTCTACTAAAATGTGTCAATTTCGCATCTTTTGTTAATAATAACATTTCTTTAAGTTTTTTATTTTGTGAATATTTTTCTCGCTGAGCCGCTTTCATCTCTTGACTACTTCTATTATCTTTAAAGAAATCTTTATCTATTTTAATATTTTCGGGTCTTAATAATTTCCCTTTTGATTTACCCGATTTACCACCAGCAGATTTAGCTAAATTTGGATCTTTACTTATATCAGACCCCGAATCCAATGAAAATTTTTCATAAAAATCAGGGTTATCTTTTTTAAATTTTGATCCTTGATAATAATGTTCAACACTTAACCATTTCTTATTATCTAATGTGAATTCACTCTCATAAAAATTAGATAACATTTTACGCCAATTTTTTATCTTAGATAATTGTTTAAATTCTGATATCTTATCTTCTGGTATTTTTTCACCTGAACCTTTCCCTGGTTCTGGATCTTGAGATTTTGAATAAAATTGAAAGACGATTTCAGGATTGAATAATTTATTACTATCAGCTTTTAATGACTTCTTTTTTAATCTTAATGGATGGACATTATATTTTTTATTTAATGTTTCACATAACTCTAACCATGGTTTAGTAGGTATACGAGTTCCTATAGGCGCCCCTTTATTTCTCCTACGATTAATTATACCGATAACTTCTTCTTTTGTTTTATTAGGATCTACTATTTTATAGTATTCAGTTAAAATTTCTATTTGTTCTTCATATTTATATTTATGTTTTTTAGGCTTCGGTTCTTCAGATTTATTTTCTTCTTTAGATTTAGGTTCTTCTGATTTATTTTCCTCTTTAGGTTCTTCCTGATTTTTAGATGAATTCTTTTTCTTCTTTTCATTGTAACAACATTGTTTACCATCGGGAACTTCTTTACCAGGTGGGCACGGTGGAGGAGGATGAGCCTTTGAACAATTTTGTTTCTTAACCTTTTCTTTTTTAGGCTTAGCATCTTCTTTTTCTTCAGATTTATTTTCATCTGATACATCATTTTTATGAACTATACATTCTGAATTTTCTATCATTATAAAATCATTTTCTTTATTTAATTTATTTATTAATTCTACAAATTCATCATTTTCTTTGATTAATACAGCATATTTTCTTCTTAATACTACTTTTTCTGGTTCAGATAATTCATCTTCTTTAATACTTCTCATTATCTTTTGTTTCTCAATACTATTTTTATATCTTTTTTCAGATAAAGTTTTTAAATCATCTATATATTCATCTAAATTATTAGTTTTTGTATAATCATCAATTAATCTTTTTAAATTATCACTGCTTTCTTTTATTATTTTACGTTGTTCTTCAAATTCGGTTTTTAAATCCATTCGTTTACTATATTCACTTAAATCATATTGCATTACATCATTTTTATGATATTTAAATGAACCATTCATATTTTCTTCATAAACTTTTCTTAAAGTTCTATAATGTATATATTTTGGTAATTTAATTGTATATTGTTTACCACATTTAGGATCTGTTTTAGGACCACAAGAATATATTAATTCATTATCATTAAATATAAATCTTTTATTATGTTGACATCCCGGACATTTTAAATTAGATTGTTTACCATTTTTAAACTTAAAAAAATCACTATAAAATTTAGTGAATAGTTTTTCATATTCTTCACTCATTATATATTTATAATATTATTAAATATTCTTTATAATATTATAAATAAAACTTAAAAAATATATTTTAATTTATTTTCATTTTTAAGACATTTGTTCACTTAATTTTGCTGAGGCTCGAAAATCACTAGCCCCTTACACCATTCACAGGCTACTCTCATTAACCTTTCTTAATTTTTAGTTCTTTCATCTGCATTTCTTCCCATATTTTTAAATAGTGATTCGTTATATTTACCACTTCTCATTTCACCTCTTAATCTGTTTATTTTATCTTGAGAAGATACAGGTTGATTTCCATTTCCTCTAAATATTTCTCTTAAATTTTTGAAAGTATCTCTAATTCTATTTCCGGCGGACGACATATATTCTCTAAAGCGACTACCACCTCTTTGTCTATTTCTAAGAGTTCTACGTTTTGTTTTTACGAACTCTCTTATATTCACCATGTTTACTTTTATTTATACGTGTTCTAAGTTTTGATTTACGAGCTATATTTATATATTATAGTATATTATAAATCTTTTATACGCTTATTGTATTTCTATTTCAGAAACATGTAAATCATTCCACCCTTTCTTATTATCTAATACTCGACATATTTTGCAGTTTTTGTTTCATTTGCTGCCCCCATCCGCTATAGTATTTATTAATTTTTTCAAATAGCGGAATAACATTTGGAAATCTACGAATATTAGTGGGTGAAATAATATTTTTCCATATTATTTCACCCATTAATTTTTCATTCACACACACACACACAAACTCATCTTTTTTGAGGAGAACGCGCGTGCCGAACCCGGTGTCAGGACCACGCTCTAATAATATATTGTAGGTGTTTGTATCTTTCATTTGTTCCATGATAGTCCCTAATTTACCAAATAAATTGTCTTGACTAATTATTACCACCTTAGATTTAATTGGTAAATAACCATTTATTTTGCATCTGTTTTGTTGGGTAAATTTGTCTTTAATATCTATACATTCTTCAATTACATATTTTAATATGTATAAATTATTATTTACTAATTCTTCATTTCCTAATTCACTTCTTAAACTAGATTTAAATTTTGGATCAGATAATGCGTCCTGCATGCCTTTGATAGTAACATTTAAAGATCTTTTGACATCATTTAATTTTAGTGATTCGCTAATTTTTGTTAAGAAAGGCCACATCATTTTATAAAAAGGTCTTTGAAGCATCCACACCTCATATTTAGCTTTCTCTTTTTTAATGATATGTTTCGCGATTTCTTCATATAAGTCGGATACTAATTTAATCAACTCCCCAAAGTCAACCTTCGCATCATTTAGCGCGTCCTTTAGCACCTCCTTTAAGTATTCTAAAGGTTTATCTAGTTTGAATTTTTCTTTCTCAGCAATAGAAATAAGTAATTCTAATTGTGTTTGTAGTTTTGGTCTTTGTTGTTTTCTTTGTTCTGCCATTTTTTTACGCTCTATCAAATTTTCATAATACTCTTTCTCTTGTCTAGCTCTTCTTTCTATTGCTTCTTTTTCTTCTCTTTCTTTTCTTTTCGCAGCTGCCAATCGATCAGCCTCGGCCTTCTCAGCCGCCAATCGATCAGCCTCGGCCTTCTCAGCCGCCAATCGATCAGCCTCGGCCTTCTCAGCCGCCAATCGATCAGCCTCCGCTTTCTCAGCCACCAATCGATCAGCCTCAGCCTTCTCAGCTTCTAATTTAGCACGATATTTTTTGTCAAATCTACTTCTAGTAGAACGTACAAACCGCCGTGTTTTTTCACCTAAATTACTCCAAAAGCGACTACCACCTCTTTGTCTATTTCTACGCGTCCTCCGCTGTGTTTTACGAACTTTCTTGTATTTGCCACGTTTACTTCTATAATTATTCCTACGTGTTCTATATTTTGATTTACTAACCATATTTATATTATAAAATATAAAATAATATTATATTTTTTAGTTTTTTTAGGTTTTGGTCTTACGAACCATTTAGGATATACTAATTTTGGTTTAGTATTCATTTAAAAATTATCATAAAAATTTAGATTGTTTACCATTTTTTAAACTTAAAAAAATCACTATAAAATTTAGTGAATAGTTTTTCATATTCTTCACTCATTATATATTTATAATATTATTAAATATTCTTTAAAATATTATAAAGAAACCTAAATTTAAAAACTTAAAATTAATATTATTATTTTTAAGACATATGTTCTCTTTGTTCTATTTCTTCCCTTATTTTTTTTGCTGAGGCTAGAAATCACTGGCTCCATTCATCATTCTCCACTTAATTTTCTTGCTGAGGCTAGAAAATCACTAGCTCCATTCATCATTCTCTGACTACTCTCATTAACCTTTCTTAATTTTTTAGTTCTTTCATCAGCTTTTCTTCCCATATTTTCAAATATGTTAGATATACCATTACTAGTATTTGTTCTCATTTCACCTCTTAATCTGTTTATTTCATCTTGAGAAGATACAGGTTGATTTCCATTTCCTCTAAATCTTTCTCTTAATTTATGAAAAGAACCTCTAATTTTATCTCTAGTGGAATGCCAATGTTCTTTAATAGATTTACCGCCCCTATGTCTATTTCTACGGGTTCTACGAGTTCTACGTTTTGTTTTACGACCTTTTTTATTTCTAAAATTTTTTGTTCTATTATTCTTTTTTATACGAGCCATATTTATATATTATAGTATAGATTTTTTTTATACGCTAATTGTATTTCTATTTAATTTTTGTTTTTATATATTCATTTAGTTCTATTATTTTATTTTTAGTAAATAATTCTTTATTTTCTCTTTCTTGATATCTTTGATAAATACATAATCCTCCTATTACAAGAATACATAATCCTATAATATTAATTAATAATGAATTATCAGTATTATTTGGTATTATTTTTTTTATTTTAGGTTTTGGTTTCATAAACCAATTAGGATCTACTAATTTAGGTTTAGTATTCATATAAAAATTAATACAAAAAATATAAATTTATTTAACATAAATATTATAATAAATCATCACCTTTTATTATTAAAAAATAATAACTACTTAATCCAATTAATGTTGTTATTAACCAATAAGGAAATACTGTCTCATCTTTTGATAAGCCAAAAGATCTAAAATTACCCTCTTCATTAAACATTTTTTTATGCTTAAAATTATATAATGCATAACAACTTCCTAAATAAATCAGAATTGCTGTAAATAAATTTCTATCTAAATGAAACATATATTTAATATATAATTATATAATTATATAAGATTATTTACTAATTATAATTCTTCACCTAATTCATCGATAAATATCCATTCACTATCTTTTGTTAATCTTTTTCCACTATTTTTTAAATCGTCGAGATTTACTAAGTTTTTATATAATTTTATATTAATATTTTTATTACATTTTATTACACCATAAAAATTATAATTTTCTATAAATTTTAAAAAACCATTATACTCTAATTTTATATATTTACTAAATGAATTATATTTTTTTGAGTTATGTAATTTATATATTTTTGTTCTAGAATTTAATAATTGAATTAGATCATTAATATTTTTAGTATAATTTTTACTTTCAGTTAAAATATCTATTATGGTTAAATGAATTATTTCAAAACATTTTTCAGAATTTAAATTCCACTTAATATTATTCTGAACCATTTATAACTTTCCTAATAAATTAATATTTTTATTTTAATAAATAGAATTATAAATATCATTAAAATATTATCTAACTATTATTTAGTTAACTAAAAATAGATTTTTGATTCATTAACATTTCTCTTTCATAAATAGTATCCATTAAACTATTCACTAAAAAACACAAATCGCCAAAGAAAGACATAATATATATATTTCTTTAATATGATAATTTCTTTAAATTTGATTTATTAATTTCATAATTGATTAAATAAATCAAATTGAATAAAATGGAACCATCGATCGTAGATTATTATAATGAATACCCTTCAATGATTAAAATTATTGATAAATTAAATGAAGAAAATGATAGATTACAACATGAGTTAAATTCAACAAAAGAAGATTTAAATTTTTATAAATCAATATTTAGAAGTCATAGTAATTCGGTGGTTTATAATTTATATATTAAATTTAAAAAGGGTAAACGATTATGGATTGATAAGATTAGAACGGATAAATATGAATTAACACAATTAGATGAAGATGAAGATATTATTGAATGGCTTAAACCCATAAGATGTGAAAGATAAAAGATAAAAAATTAATAATTATTTTATTCTCTTATGTTTTGTTCTCTTTTTTGTTCTTTTTTTTGTTCTCTTATGTTTTGTTCTATTTTTTGTTCTTTTTTTTGTTCTCTTATGTTTTGTTCTATTTTTTGTTCTATTTTTTGTTCTCTTATGTTTT